GGAATAAAAACATTTACGCTTTGTCCTTGACATATATACTTCTGCCTGTCTGCGGTATGTTCTATTATCCACTGTTGATTTATTTCAATAGCAGTTTTAAAAATATCTTTCTCATACTCAGACAATTCTTTTAAATGTAAGACTGAACCTCTATTAGCTATAATAGATGTCCAAATTTTATCCGTATTAATACCCTTCTTTTCTAAAAGTTTTTCTAAATATTTATTCTTAACTAAAAAAGAACCTGACATTGTTTTTTGAACATAAGCATTTGCTCTATAAGGTTCTATTGAGGGAGAAGTAGTCCCACAAATTATTGAAGATGAAGCGTTAGGTGCAATAGCTAATAAGTGTGCATGACGTAATCCTGTGCCTTCCATGTCAGGAGCTTCACCTCTCTTAACAGCTAATCTTTTTGATTCAGCTACAGCTTCTTCTTTTATTTTTTTAAACATTTGTAAATTTTTTGTTTTTGCTAGAGCAGATTGGAAGGGAATTTTTTGTTGTTGAAGATAGGCATGAAAACCCATAGCTCCTAGTCCTATACTACGCTCATTATTAGCACTAAATCTTGCTCTAAATAATTCTTCGGGTGCATAATCTATAAAGTATTGTAGTACATTGTCTAAGAAACGTACTATATCAGGAATAAATAAAGTATCCTTTTTCCATTCCTCATATTTTTCTAAGTTAAGGGAAGATAAACAACAAACGGCTGTCCGTTGTTCATTTGTAGGTAGGGTTATTTCCGAGCAAAGATTAGAATGATTAACATATAATCCTAATTTCTTTTGTTGTTCAGGGAGAGCTTCATTTACTGTATCAATGAAACAGATATAAGGTTCACCAGTTGCTACTCTAGTCTCTAAAATTTTTTGCCACAAATCTCTCGCTGAAAGAGTGCGGACTTTTTCTTTTGTATGTGGGTCTACTAAATCCCAACTATCATCATAAGTAGGTTCTTTTATACAGTTGTCAATCAACGCCATAAATTGATTAGAAATATTTATACCATGATGTAAGTTTAAACATTTCCTATGTATATCACCACCACTAGGTTTTCTCATTTCTAAAAATTCTATTATTTCAGGGTGACTTATATCCATGTAAGCGGCATAACTTCCTCTTCTAGTTTTTCCTTGAGAGAACGCCATGATTTCAGAATCAACTACATGTAAAAAAGGAATAGACCCTGAACTCTGACTCCCACCTGAAGTCATTGTACCATCAGACCTAACGTGTCCCCAGTAGCCACCAATTCCACCACCTACAGAAGCCAACCATGCGTTTTCTGTGTAGTGCCTTGTTAGTCCTTGTCTACTATCACCAACATAATTTAAAAAACAGGAGATAGGCATACCTCTTTTTGTTCCTGCATTACTTAGTATAGGAGTAGAAAACATAAACCAAAGGTTAGAAGCATATTCATAAATACGTTCAGCCATCTCTTCATTATCTGAAAAGGCTTTTGCCGCTCTCATAAAAGCATCTTGTGGGGACTGCTCATCAGGTAATAAATATCTATCCTTTAAAGTAGTCTTGCCAAAGTCTGTTAATAAATTGTCTCTTTCGTAATCCATTTTTTAAAATTGTTCTGAGTTTGGTGTGTTGTTTGCTATATCATCTAAGAATTTTTCTGTTTCTTTATCTGTAGGCTCTAATTCATCTTGCATTTTTTCTGATTCTGTGACTGGAACAAGAATTTCTACACCTTCATAGCCGTGTGTAATATAATGTTTAGTTTCTTTTTTCATTTTCTTTTTTCCAAATATTCTAGTCCAACCTTCTTTATATTTTTCAGTTGGTTGATGTATAGGATTTCCTGCCAAATTACGATTCTTATTATTGTATTTATATCTTTTATCCACCATACATTTTAATCCAACCTTGAGATTCTATTTTCCATTGTATATCTTCTTTACTTTTATAATTTTCCATATGTTTAACTTTAAAAAATCCCGCATCAGGCTGATGAAGTTCCCACATAAAAACTTTATGTGTTGTAACTAAATCAACTGACACACCATCAAAGTCGTGAGCAATAGTATTAAGAACTAACTCTTTAAGTTCTTTAGCTTTTGTTACATAATGATATGCGTGAGTTTTAATATCTTTTTTTGTTGTGATTGTAGTAGCAAAATCAATACCACTATATGCTTTCGCATAACTGTTATGACTTATTGCTAAACTAGAACCACTAGATAATAATGCAAATTCACTACACCCACTTAGTAAACTAAATAGGATTGTGTATTTTAATATCTGTTTCCCTGTCCATCGTAACATATTTTATTTTTCCTTCAGGTTCAAATTGTTTTAAAAAATCAAAGACAATAGTCTTATCAAAATCTTTACAACTGTAAACGTCTAATTGTAATAATGCAGGGACAACTTCGTCCCAACAATGTAACGAAATATGAGAAGTCTGTAATAAAGCAAAACCTGTTAGTCCACTATATCCTTTTACATCTACATAGTGAGCAACGGGTTGCCCTAATCTTTTCATACCAATAGCTGATACTAATTTTCTTAAACACTTTCTTACGAAACGAATATCTTTAGGTGGTTTTTTAATATCAGCTCTGATAATTAAATGATTATGTTTAACCATTTTTATACAAACCTTTTTGCATTTCTTCAGCTTTTTCTTCAGGAGTTTGACCAGTAAATTTTAATTTTATTTCACCTTTTCCCTGAGTCTCTTGCTCTATTAATAAATTAATATATTGTTTAGCTTTTTTTAAATCACCTAACTGTTCTTCTTTAGTTTTGTGTTTATGTCTCCATCTACATATATATTTAATAGCATTACCTTCAGCATACGGAATTTCATTCTGCATAATAAAAGTAATCGGTTCTATTTTAAACCTAAAGTAATGCGGGGGGTGTTTTATTATATCCGCCATAATTTCACCTTCCCAGTCTTCTTATTATATTCTTTATGTCTAAGAATATGTGCAACTCTAGCTTGTTGTAGAGCCTCTTTCTTAGTATAACCTTTAGCCTTATAAGCTCCAACAACGATTTTCCATAGGTCTAAAAGGGGTACATTAGTATACCTCTTAATCATTTTCTCAGCAGTTTTAACTCCCACATTTGGTAGTCCTGAGTACCCATCGGTACTATCTCCCACTAAGGTTTGTATCATAAACCAATAGTCAGCTAATCTTTGAGGTATATTTTCAACTGTTTCCCCATCTCTACTTACTTTAGCAGGTATCTGTCTCATATCTTTATCAATAGAAACAATAATCCTATCTTCTGTAGGGTGTGGTTCAGTTGCCATTATACCCATAACATCGTCAGCTTCTAAATTTTTCCACATAACTCCATTATGTTTTTTAATAATGTATTCACGCAGAACATTTAAAACAACTGGCTTACGTCTTTGTTTACGATTGTCTTTGTAACTTGGAAGAACATCTTTACGAAAATTATTCTTATCAGTTAAAGCACAAATATAATCGTCAGCTTCAAAGGTAGAACCCAACTCATCTATGTGAGCGTCCACTTCAAACTTACATTTCTTTTCATCACAATGTAGTGTCCATAATCCGTCACCCCAATGTGTATTCACTTCATTAGCTGTAGCTATTTTATATGCTAATATGTCTCCGTCTATCAATAACACCTTTTTTTTCATTTTTCCTTTCCTTATATTGTTTGAGTTAATAAATCTTCTTTTGGTATGATATGTCCTTTAGAAGTCAAGTTATCTCCCCCTACTTTAATTGGGTATTTTGTCATAAATTTTTTCAGTATTTTTGTAGGGACAATAACCCACGTTTGAGCCTCACGTTCTTCTACCCATAAACAAAACGCCCAATACTTAGCTGTAGTAACATTAATACCTGAAGGCTTCCCTCTACTTCGGGTCTCTACATATACATTACCAGTCTTCTGACATAACCTATCAGCTTTACATTCCATTTGACCATCTAAGGCAACTTTAAGCTCGTCCTCATATTTTTCACCAAATGGTAAATCATTCACAAAATTACTCTTCGCTTCAAAATCAAACTTATTATTTTTCTTTATCATTAATGTGTTTCACTCCAATTATTACCTATTTTATATTGTCCAGTTAAAGGTAATCTTAAATTGAAGTGCTTTCCAGTACGTTCAATAGATTCTACAGCTAACTTTCCGATTTTATCTGCGTCTTCTTCAAGACATTCAACTTGTATTTCATCGTGTACCCAAACAACTTGTTGAACATCAGTGTATTCTTTAACAGCTTTGTTAAACTCCACCAACCACTGCTTACAAATTATAGCTCCTGAACTTTGTAAAAGTGAATTAAGTGCGGCGTGTATTGAACGAATTTTAATTTGTCTTTTATCAAGACCAACTAAATATCCTCTCTCAGCCGCTTGTTGTACTTGCTCTAATAACTTACTCAAAGCAGGAAGATTATTTAAAAATCTTTCTCGTATCTTCTTAGCTTCTTTCATTGTTTTACCTGTTACTAACGCAATCTTTTTTACACCACCACCATAAAGGAAGCAGTAGTAAAATCTTTTTGCAAGGTCTCTTGAATCTAACCCTGCTAATTCTTTTGTTTCAGTATGTATATCACCATTTAAAACTACTTTAGCATACTCACCTTCATCAAACTTAGACATAAAGTGTGCTAATAATCTAACTTCTAATCCTGATATATCTATACCAACTAATTTTTTTCTTTCAGGAACAGTAAATAAACTTCTACATTCTTTTCCATAAGGCACACCAACACTAGGTACTTGTCCTAAGTTTGGGTGTGAATGACTTGCACGAGCTGTGACTGTTGAATTAGTATTACAAGTTCCGTGTATTCTACCATTAAATTCATTCTTTAACCACGCTTGAGCTCCTGTTGCTAACTGTCCTATTCTTTTATCTAATAAAAAATGTTCACATAAAACTTTTGCTTCAGGATATGGAAGACTTGCTAAAACAGTTTCATCTAATTTAGGTTTACCATCATTTGTATATTCTTGAGGTTTCCATTTATGTCTTTCAATTAATCTATCCGCTATGTGATGTCTTGAACTAGGATTAAAAGTAATTGTTTTTTCTTTATAAAAAGTTTCACCTTTAACATATCCTCTAACTTTGTTATTAACTTTAGGTATAAATGGTGTACGTTCTAATTTAGGTGGAAACAATTTTTGTAAATCATCTTCTAGTTCTAAACGTCTATCATTTAATTTAGAATATAATTTAACTGCTTCCTCTTTATTAAACATAAAACCATAACGCTCTTGTTTAAATATTAGAGTTGCTACTTCGTGTTCTAACTCCATCGCCTGACAAGAATAACCGCTACGTTCTATAGTTTTATATAAAGTATCAGTCACTTCAACATCTTGAATACAATAATCCAACATCTCAGGACTATATTCTTTCCAGTCAGTCTCAAAGGCTTCCTTGTACTCGCCCACCCTATATCCCCACGCTTTCAAGCTGTGTCGTCCTATACAATTAGTAGGGAAGCCCTGTCTTTTAAAGTCTCGTTCCTTTACATCAGGATAAAGTAAACGAGTAGCTACTATTGTATCAAAAACCTTTCCTTTAGGTTTAAAGTTATAAAACTTTTCTAGGACTGGAATATCAAATTTAATAATATTGTGTCCAATAATTAAGTCTGCCTGTTCTAATTCTTTTAGAGCTGTTTCGTTGTCTAATTTTTTTATTTCATTAGTATCAATATCTTTTAATACTATACAATGTACTTTAGTACACTGGTTTAAAAAACCATCTGTCTCTATATCAAAAACATATTTCATTTTTTATTTATCTCCTCTAATTCTTTTTTGTGTACTAAATTATCAAACTGATGGTCTTCCTTAGCTCTAGCTAAATCAGCTTTTAACTTTTCATTTTCTTTTTCAGCTTCTTGTCGTTTTTTCTTTTCCTCTCTCCACAACCAATAATATTTATCACTCATTTCTTTATATCCTTATCATTTTCTTTATTATACTACGGGGATAAATATTTCTGTCACCAAATTCTATTTCTCCTTCTTCTATAAAATAACTTGCAAAAGAATATACATAATCAGCATCTTTATTAAATATCCAACACTCAGTATGCACATCAGCACACCTCATTTTAATAAATTCATTTTCAGTAGCTAAAGTTGAATCACCAACAATATCTTCCCATATAATTTTATATTTATAATATCTTTTCTTACCAACTATAAGAGGTTCACTTGGTTTCTTTTTCATTTAAACTCCTCTATTTCCATACTATATTTAGCATGGTCTACAAATAAATAGAACTGACAAAAATGACAATAAGCTCTCGCATTAGCAACATCTTCATTTTCACCTTCAAAAATTTCATCATAACCTAATTCTTCAATCCAACATCTATACTTTTTCATTTAAAATATAATCTCCATAAGTAAATAGAGGGTAATAAAAACAAACATCATAAACAGCATTTTATCAAAAGGAAAATTTTTCATTGTAAAGTATGTAATCTAACTTCTACTCTCCAAGCCGCAGATTCTCCATTCATAGCCATCTGCATTAAAGCGTCTTCCAACATATAAGCAGTGCTCTCTCTTCCGACATCTAAATAAACAGGCTTACCATATTTTTTTGCTTTACCTACAGCTTTTAAAATATAAGCAGTCCACTCCATTGCTTCAGTCTTTTTAAAAAGTGGTTTAAAATTCATCAGATATTTCTCCTTTTACTTCATTCAAACAACCAGTCTTTAAATCATAATAAAGATTACAAGCGTGTCCTGTTTCACCTGAAAATCTATTCTTTAAAATATTTACTTGAGCAAGATTATTTTTAGCTTGTAAATTTCTATTCATTGAAATAATTATATCGGATAGTTGAGCAATACTTTGACTACCTCGTAACGCATTTAAACCAACATTCTTTCCATCTTCAAAACCTTTATCTCCTTCTGAACGTCTAAGATGTGAGACTAATATTAAACCAATACCAGTTTCTTCTACTAGCGTTCTTAATTTTTGAACAGTATAATCAATTAACTTTCTTTCGTCACTTGTATGTGCATCACCTAATGCTGACAATGCCATATGTAAATGGTCAAGGATTACAAAATCTACATTACACGCTTTTGCTAAGTATCTTATTTTAGATAATAAATTATCAGCAAGAGTGCTACCAAAATGATTGTAGAGATAAAATTTCCCGTTACCAATCGTTGTCTTAAAAACATTTTTAAGTTCGCTTTCATTTGTTCCTTCTCTAGTTAGATGTAAAGGTTTTTTAAGAGCAACCCCCATAATTCCTAAAGCACTACGCTTAATGCTTTCTTCTAAAGCTATATAACCTACACTAAATTCTTTATTTAATAGATGTAATGCAACGTGTCTACAAAATGAACTCTTACCTATACCTGTACCTGCGGTAATCGTAACCAGTTCACCTTTTCTTAATCCGTGTGTTTTTGTATTCAAACATTCAAACGGATATTCAACACTTACATAAGTATCTTCTTTTTTAATTTCATTCCATAAATCTGCACCTAAAACTATTCCATCAGGTCTATATGATTTACTAGCCCATATACAATCTACTAATTCTCTAGTCTTATTAGCTAATAACATTTCATTAGCGTCCTTTAAAGGTAGACTACATATCTTAGCTTTATTAGGTGAGAATAATTTTGCACATTCTATAGCTCCTTGTTTACCTTGTTCATCTTGGTCAAACATTAGGACTACTGAATCAAATCCTTCTAAAAATTCTAACTCTCTTTGAATATCTTTTTTAGCTCCTTGAGCACCACTCTTTACACTTACTACTGGAAATTTATTTGAATTAATTTTTGATACGCTAAGACAGTCAATTTCTCCTTCAACTACGATAATCATTTTACCTTTGTCCCGCCAAAGATGCTGACCAAACAAACCTGATTGTCTTGCGTCCCCTAGCCATTGAAAGGTCTTATCAGGGTTTCTTAATTTTTGTGCCACTAACTTTTTATCTTTATCATAGTAGTTAGCAATTTGTACTGGTCTTCCAAAGTAAGAACCAGTTTGATAATTAAATTTTCTTACTGTGTTTAAATCTATTTTTCTTTTTATTAAAGGAGTAAGTTCTCCACTTATAAATTCTTTACTTGTTTTTTCTTTTACTGGTTGTTCCAAATCATTTCCTCTTGTTGTAGTGTTACACGAAAAACAATAAGAGTGTCCATCATCATAAACTGAATTAGCGTCTGACGAACCACAATTATTGCAGGGCGTGTGATATAAAAAGTTGCTTTCCTGATTTTCCATAAAAATTTTCCTGTTAAATATTTGGGGATATATGAGAGCAGTACCACACGTTTTTTAAAGAGGTCTGTCCTCTATAACTGCGTTAGGTCTTACATATATCCCTAATTATTCCCCTTGAGAGCTTTAGCCTCACAATTCCAATCATTTAAGATTTTCCGTTGAGTATTATATACTCTCTCAAGGGGTTATTCGGGTGGTAGCTGTGGATTCCGCTTGAATTATGCGTGGGAATTATTCAGCCTTCTCCCATATTTAATCTTCCGTACCACCCTACAAACAAACTACCTCAGCAATTCACTTACGTTAAAATGCGGAGATAAGGAGTCAGCCATATCTCTATGACCAACTATCTGAACCTCTTTGTAATCTTTTTTTAAATCACGGATTAACTCTATAAGAGCTCCATATTGTTTAAAAGTAAAATTACAATCGGGCTTACCATCTATTGTCTGTCCACCGATTAGACAGATACCAATAGAATTTTTATTTGACAATTTAACAGAGCTATCAACGTGAGCACCTGCGATTTGTATTTCTCTTCCATCTTGCACTTCACCTTTTCTAGTAATGACTTTGTGAAATGCACAAGAGAACAAACCTTCTTTTCTGTGCTGTATGTCAATATCCTTTACGTCAAAATTCTGTGTTGGATTAGTTTCAGAAGAGTGTATGACAATATATTTAGTTTCTAATCTTACGTTCTTCATCTTCTTCTTCCATATCTCCCCTGCAATAATCATCAAAATTAATTTGATAGGTAGATTGGGGTCTTTTATATTTTGTAAAAACTAATCTCCAAATCCAAGACCTAGTGATAGATACAACTGTAAATATTAAGGCAATACCAATGCTATCTAATATTGATGGGTGTAAATCAAAGAGCGGAAAAATTAGCAACTGTATTAAAATTGCTAATACAAATCCACTTCCTACATCAATAAAACTTTCAATTAATTGTCTCATTATATCCATTCTTTCGGAATGTGTTTATCAGCATACATATATCCATATCTTTCGCACCACATTCCATAGGTTGTTTTTGATTTCTTACTTATCCTAGCTCTTGAATTAGAAAATATAAATCTAATATCTAAATTAGAGTGTTGTTCCCTAATCAATTTCATTTTCTGTCTATCTTGAGTGGTAAATAATCCTTTTGTTTCTATAAAAATTTTTTTCTTTGTTAAATGAAAATCAGGCGTATAGGTATGAACTTTTTGAGGCTTAGTATATTTCAACTTAGTCTTTTCAAATTCATACGCTACACGATTTTCTTTTAGTTCTTTCGCTATAGACTCTTCTAAGCCTGAACGAAATCCGTATCTTAATCCGACTTGCTTAGAAGTCAGACGTAGCTTCCTGCGATACATTCTCTACTACTGCTACTGCTTCAGGTTGTTCATAGCCGTCTTTAACTTTATCAAAGCCATAACCTTTAGCATTACTAGAGCCACCTTCAACTAACTTAGTTATTTGAACTGCTCTTAGTCTCATTGATACACCTGCTCCTGCCATAGCTGTGTAATAAGGTATCAATTCTGCTGATACTTTCATTTCACTACCTGACCAAACATTTGCGTCAATCATAGGTTTCCCCACGCTATCAAACAAAGCAACTCTATTAGGTATTACTTTACCATCTTTAGTTATAATTTTTGCCTTAGTCTTAAATTTAAAGATAACATTTCCTGATGGCTCACCATCAATTAATTCATCTTCAAAAGGACTAGGAGCTTGTTTAATAGATTTTCCTTTAGCCTTCTCTTTAGCAAGAGTAAGACTTTTTTTAATCTCAGCATTAATTTGAGTGACTAATGGTTGAGCATCTTTCGCTTTTAAAATAAGGTTGGTCTTATAATGACCAGTCTCATCAAAACGAGTATCAGGTGTCGTCAGCCACGCATATTGCGAAACTCCAACTGGTGATACAACCTTGACATAACTATTCTTTGCCATTTTTTTTTGTCTCCTTTTTATAGGTTCTAAGTAGGGGTACTTTAATGCTTTTACGCAAAAAAGAACTTACTTTCCCTCAATTTATTAATATCTAAATCGCCTTTTGAGGGTATTTCAGGCAATTTATTTTTTAGTTTATCAGGTAGTTGTCTTATGACATCTTCCCTAAACTCATTTAGTATGTCGTGCTTAGAAAACATATCAATAAAGGCTTCTCTTATACTTTTATTTAACATTTCTACATCACCCGCAGTAGTACCAAAACTATCGTGCACATTACAAAAGTTTTTAATTCCATTTTTATATGCAATATTAACAGTCTTAATCATTCCCGCAGAATCAACCGAGTGCACCACGTTAGGAGCTACTCCGTTGGACATACGCAATTTATCTGTCTTATCAGTCTCAGCATTGATACGGGGTTTTATAACTTCACCCATAAGCATAGCTTTAACTCTTTTAGACTTCATTTCAGGATAGGATTGATAAACTGGAAATCCTACTGGTGTAACCCAGTGAATAGGTAATTGTTCTTTTGAAACAATCTTAGCAATTTCCTGAAGAAATTTCATACCTACTCTAGCTGATTTTAAATTATCCCCTATGCTATCCCAAATGACACTAGCCAAATAAGAAGCGGGTCTAAATAAATCATCAACAAATGGGTGATGTTCACCTTTGTCTTGTCTTTTCGTTAAGTCTTCTATAACAAAGTCCGTACAAGAATATCTTGTTGAACCATAACAAATTGTCATAATACTTCTTTTAGTAGTAGAACGCTTAATTCCATACTTCAACCAAGCCTGAGCGTAAGGATTACCTTCTGCAACGTGTTTTTTTAACTTTTTATTAACAGCGTCAGCAACTAATTGATAAATGTCTTGAGGTGTATCTGTTGGAAGTAAATTAACTAACTTACCCGCAACACTATCTCTTAACATTAAAGAATATAATTGAAGACCATTACAGCTCCCATCAACATTAACTGGTAAATGAGATATAAACTTTTCATTTATTCCTCTTGATTGATAACATCGCCACTCTTCACAAAAAGCTAAGAATTGAAAAGCATTAGAAGCGTCTTCCCATTCTCTATTTCTAAAAGGGTCTTGAGCACAATTAACTATCCATTGTTCATTATCATTAACCCACTTAACTCTATCATCTAAGGAGATTTTATCTTCTCCATACATATTAGCTCCGTGTATGGCTAACCAAAACTCTCCTCTATTCTCAGGAGTAATTTCTTTTCCATTAGAAAATAAAAGCATAGCCTTAGCACCACCAATACTTTGATAGTTTAAAAAGGCAGGGACGCAATAAGCTCTTCCTCTAAAATCAAATTGTAAAGGATAGAACAATGTCGCATAGTCTTTAAACTTTTGAGCTAACCAAATTATTTTAGCATACAATAATCTTTTAGAAAACATACGAGCATTTTCAGTATGAGCTATGACAGCTCTAAACTTCCACTCTTTTCTTGACACTCTATTAGTCTCAATATCGTGTGGCTTATTAGGTATATCTAAGTTCCTATTAGGTGGCATACCACCAATAGCGTCTCCATTATCCCAAGCTGTTTGCATAACCTTTAAGATAAACCGATTAATTTTAAAAGGTGTACTTTGCATAGTATTGATAGCACTATAAACTTCAGGCATATCAAAGTTCTCAAGCTCTCTTTTAAAATGTTTATTCTTTTGTTTTACTAAATCTAACTCAGGTAATTCCTTAGTCCAATATCCACCACCTACAACTGAGCTCCACATCTTAGGTTGTAAAACTGTTGGTAAGTATTCAGGGTTTAATAGCTCATTAAAGCTATTTCTATTTTTAATCCATTCTCTAGTCTTATGTGTTTGTTTGATAATCTTAGCTTTTTTATGATTGATAGTTTCCATACCAATTTCAATTAAGCCCGTTGAGACAATTAACATCTCAATTAGTTTTAATCCAACGTGTAGTTTTTCAGGTGTAGTCCACTCTTCCCATTTAACAACACCACGTTTAGCACTCTCTCTCAGCTTACGTCTTTTATAGACATAATTCCAAGACCTTTTATCTAAATCTTTTTTAACAGCGTCATAAAGTTCAGGGTTTAAAAACTTAAAGTTCTTTAAAGCTATTTCAGTCTCTACTTTTCCGCCTAGTGATATACACGTTGCAGTTAAGGGTTTGTATTGAGTAATTGTATTAATGATATGTTTGCCAGTAATTAAGGCTAATATTTCAGGTGAAACTTCGCACATTTTAACGAAAGCAATAGGTGGCTTTCCGATAGTCTTCTTAGATGTCTCTAGTATAAACTCAGCTATGGCATTGGCTAAAGGTCTGATTGTGTTGGCTACCATAACTTTTCCGTAGCTCGTAACAGATTCTTCCTCACGTTCCACGTGTGAGGTACGTCTTTTGTTCGTTCTATGTTTCCCTAGCTCAGCCATTTCTTTTTCGTGTTTTAATTGGTCTGAGTATTTGGGCATTATAGTTAGTAAGGTATCGTTACTATCCATATATTATAAACTCCTATAAGTTATTGTGTTTATGATTTGGCTTCTACATACGGGCACTTTAATGGCTCAGCTCAGCTCAGCTCTCTAATGGCTCAGCTCAGCTCAGCTCCCAAAATGCCCATAAAAAAATAAGGTCGGGAGTACCCCGCTAGAAGTACCCCCTATCTCATAGAACTGTGCACTAGACTATGAGAATTTCTTAATATTATCCTATTGTTATTTGTTCAATATCACCTCTATAAGTTTCATCTAACATCTTACAAATTTTATACCAACTATTAGTTTTAGGGTTTTCTAAATCTATTGCGGGTTCAAAATCATAATCTTCGTCATTACAGACAACTGAAAAACCATAGCTACAATCTTTTTCAAACTTACCATAGCACCATATTTCCCCGCCGTCTTTACGCTTATAGATATATTTATTATCACTCATAAGGCTTGTCCTTTTTCTTATTTCTTAAAAGAATAAAGGGCGATATTAAACCGCCCAATATTATAACTCTTAGCTCAATAGGTGCTGACCAAAAGATTTCAAATATTTCAATCATTTTGGTATTACCCATTGGCAATCATCAGTATATTTTACTTTAGGATATTTTTCTCTTATTTGTTCTGCTTCACACATAAAACAAACATATTCGCCATCACATCTTCCTAAATCGCCAATACAATCTTCTTTATCTCTTGGCTCTACAAAATCAGTATCTTCTAGTATTTTGTAGTTTCTTAATGGCTTTCCATCATCATAACACACAAGCTCATCTTCACTCCACTTGTGCCATTTACCTTGATTGTAGTCTTCCATTATTTCAATCATATCTCTTCCCCTTTTTTGTTAAAAGTTTTTTGAAGGTTAGGCACAAATAAAACTCCTTTGTCTTTTAAGAATTTTAACATA